CCCAATCAGATAACGTTTCGCAGGGCGTATCATAGCCAAAACAGCCGCTAGTTGGTCTATTGTCTTTGGCTTCATCTCTCTTAAGATCAAACCATGTCCGTTGACGTGAAATAGAAGATTGCTGAAATCGTCTTGTTCTAATAAATCCCATAATGGCTCCTGATTTAATAATTGAATTAAATGTGATTCATTTTTTATATCTTTATAAATTCCAACATTTAAAAAGTCTATTTTAAAATATCCTCTTTCTTCTGCCAATTTATAATCTAGTGTAGATTGATTTGTGAATGGATCGTAAGGAATGTTTTGTACATATATACCAGTATTATGATTGATTGTTTGATCATTTTCTATTCTAACTGCTTTGATATGTTTAATTACATTAAGAATAGTGTCTCTGTCTGCAAAATCAATATCTATATCGTGCATCAATGAAAGACCTCTGAATGAAACAGCATTAAGGGAAGATGATTGGTAAGATAGGCAGCATAATCGTCTGCATCCTCTATAGTATCAAATCCTGATAATTTTACATATACACTTTTGTCTGTCTCTGATAGAATAATTTCCATATTTAGACCTTCTTTTAAATTTTCAGGTTGAATATTCATAGATTAGCCTCCTGGACTATACATTTAACTAGATCCAAATCAAATTTTTGAGTCTTAAATTTTTGGACCCAAATTGTAGGATCTATAATATTACTTATAGAAGAAAGCTGATCATCCCTAAAATTGGCTAGCATTTTCTTTCCACTTTGTGAATTAAGCACAAGCCAGGGACTTATTTTTCCATCTTTTATATCGTAACTTGCTCTGTTCGAGCTTACGTAAGAGAAATAATGATTCCAGATACTATTATTTTCGTTGGCCCATCTCTCCATATGTTTAATCGATCTCTCTAAGGCTGTTTCTACACTTTCATTGTGAATAAGATTTATTATATATTTTTCATATAACTCTTCTTTGCACCAATGATCTAATTTTACTCCGCTTTTTATAACATAATCTATAAATTTGTCTGGATATAAAGGATTTACATTACTAAGAAAACTTCCAAATTTTACAAATGCATTATAATATGAGCTTCGAGCGAAATCATCAAAAGTTTTTATATCTTTATTATTTTGTGTAAGCTGATAGAAACGATTATATGTTTGAAAACCAGCTACCGTCGCACGGTCGTTGCGAGCAAAGTATCGTCGTTTTTTTTCGCACATATGTACTGCAAGCGTTTTTTCTTGACTAAATGTTGCATTACAGTATTGACATTCAAATTTGTTCACAATAAATTTTAACATATCTAAAACATTTTAGTAATTTCAGATTCGTCATAACCTAAATCTCGAGCATAGTCTTTAGCTTCTTGTTTGGTAGTTATTTTAGCTAATAGTTCTATTTCATCGTTTTTCTTATCAGGAAAAACTTCACTTAAAAATTTAGTAATTTTATTTGTAGCAGCATCTTTCTTTTTAAATCCAATCCATTCATGGAAAAAGATCTGTTTTGATTCGTGACTACACATACACAAGAGTTGCCATAAAAGTTTAGGATGTTTTTGTAATTCATTCCAATATTTGTTATAATATTCATTTACGGCTAATACAAAATGCTCCTTAATTTCTCTATTGCTTGTTTTGACACTGCTTATGTATCTATTCAAGATAAAAAATTCATTTTTAATAATTTTCCTTTGATCATCGTCAATATTGGTCCATAAACTTTTGCTATTAAGATCAATAGCTGCCAATTTTTCTTTAAGCTCAAGTTTTTCACTCATAGAGTTTTAGCCCATAACTAAACTTGTATTTGACATACTACATCTTGTAATAATCTTAGTTCTTAAAACATTGGTTATTTTAATCTGTCTTGCTGCAGAAGTTTTATCTTTCACATCGTTTTTTAATATTTTCGACTTTATCATCTTGATTACTCATTTTGGATCATCTTTTGATAATCTGTATATAAGTATAGCACGTTGCATGGCCTTATGTAAAGCAGGATTGGTCTTTGCGGCTTGTCTAATTTCATTCCATAAAATATGTTCTTCCATATCTTTTTGACCTTGACTTATGTTTTTTGAGTAGCTATTGTTTAGCTGATATTGATATCCAACAATTGTTCTGTTTTGATTGTTAAATTCTCTTGCATAGATGGTCTTTCCGCCATCCGGACTTTCATAAATATAAGGAACGTTGGGTCTTAAATTGCCCATTTTAATTAATTGATTCCATTATACAATCTTTGTAATAGGATATTTTTTCAATATATCCCCATTTTTCCAATATCTTAACAGGATAAGTTTTGTCTAAATTATATCTAATAGTATGACCTTTTCTCTCCATTAAGATAACAGGTCGGAATGTTTTTATTGTTTTTGCAGCTCCTTCTATAATAAAAGGTTCATAACCTTCACAGTCAATTTTTATAAAATCAACACTTTTTATTTGCAAAGAGTCTAATGGCACAATGAGATTATCTCCGTTTTGATTAGGTAATATATAGGTTCCTAAAGTACCTCTACTTAGATCAAGGCTAACCGATTTATTTTTTTCGCCTAATCCATATGCATAAATTTTTACATTTTTTAAATTAAATTTTTTTTTATTTTCAATTAAACAATTTCTTACAGGTTCAAATATTTCAAACGAATGTACATCTGTAAATAATTGGCTAAGATTATAAGACATTATTCCGTAATTAGCTCCAGCATCTATAGCAACTCTTCTTTGTTTACATAAATTAATTGCACTTAATAAAAGATCTTTTTGATAATCTAATATGGTTATGTCTTCTCTTTTAGTGCGTTTTTTTTCCTTTTTTAATGCTCTATGTAAACTAGTATCGCCAGGAATCATTGCCCAATTTTCTATAATTTTAGGGTTAAGTTTCATTCTTTTTATTTTTTTAAAAATCCAACTGTTTCGCGTTCTATATCATCGTGATCAAATTGAGCCCAATATATTTCATAAGCTATAGTTTCCTTTAATGCTTCAAATTGATGATATTCACCGGGTGCAACTTTAGTATATTCGCCGTCTCTTAAAATAGTTTCATCTATAAGATTGTAGTTATTTTTCCATACACGTATTAATAGACTACCGCGTTCAACAAAGAATCCATTCCATTTATGACGATGTAGATGTTTACTACAAATACCACCTTCTCGTATATTAATACGATGAAATTCTAAAACACTATTAGCTTCTACTAATTCTGTTGTTCCCCACACTTTTCCAGCTATCATATTTTTGTCTATAAAATTTTACTTAAATCAATCATTTCACTCTGTCTACTTATGTCTTTTACAAAGAAAGTACAAAGAGGAGAAACTTGTTTGTTTATTGGAACTGCAAGAAGTTGGTTATTTTTCATTTTAGGAAAATACCATTTTACATCATTATAAAAGTTTAGGATTTCAATTTTATGAAATTCTATTCTAAATCCGGTTAAAGGATTAAAACAAAATGCTTCAAACCCTCTATCGTTTAAACTAGTTAATGGTAAGATTTCTATATCACAGGCACTAGTGCTATCTCCTACTGCTATGCACCAGTCAATAGGCATAGTTACTTCATGGGGGCCAATTTTTAGAACCATAGCAGGACTATTAAAACTTTCTAGAAATATTAATGGTATAAAAAAGAAATCTGGATTGGTTGGTTCGCTATTATCTAATACAGCGAATCTTATGTCATCTTCTACCTCGTCAGGCAAATTATTAAGATCAAAAATCTCGTTATCTAAAGTTAAAATTCTCATAAAATCACTTTCATTGGAAAATATTATTAGAGAAATTACTAAGAGTTACTGTAAAATTCATGCATCTACCTTGTTTAATGTGAAAGGATATTTTGCCTCTTTATAATATTTTTTCCTTTCTGTAAGATGTCTTCTTGCAAATTTACAGGTACTAGTAATGTCCCAGATCTGGACAAAGTCTTTATCTTCAGCTCGCCTAATACCTCGTCCAATGCTTTGTATAACGCGGACAAAGCTTTTCCCTGGCTCTAGAAGAACTAGATTAAAAATTCTAGGGATATTAATACCTACAGCGGCTACACCGTAAGTGGCCACAATAATCTTATTATCAGTGATTGCAATTTCATCATATTCTTCTTTACGATCTTTGGTTTTTACTTCGCCTGAAATGAATACACTATCTTTAATTTTCTCTGTTATTAATTTACCAGTATCTATTCTATTAATTAATACTAAAGTATTTCCTGCTTCACTTATAGAATGAATTAAATTTGAAATATAGTCCATTCTTTTTATATCTGTAACCAAATATTTTAATTCTTCAGCATATGTTTTGAATTCCGGAAGATCTATTATTTGTACAATATTTACGTGACAATTACTTAATATTTTTGCTTCTTGTAATTCATGAGCAAAAACTTTATGAATTACAGGGCCAATACTAGCAAATATGGCTTGATTTTCATAATCTTCTTTAGGAATAGTTCCTGTTAGCCCCCATCGTATTGGCGCATTGCAAAGATTTTGAGTTAATAAATTTTTTAATACATTGGCTTTAGCCATATGTACTTCGTCTACTATTACTGCTGTAACTCCTTCCAAAAATTCAGCTAATGTTATAATTTCCTCTACTTGCTCTTTACTTTTCTTATCTAATATGTTTAGACTTTGCCAAGTACAAATTGTATGTGTACGACCTAATTCTTTACGATCACCATAATACACACCTACATCTAGTTCACAATTTTTAAAATCTTCTTCTGTTTGTTCAACTAAACTTTTATTTGGTACAATAGTGATAGTTCTTCCGTAATGTTCACAAATTTTACTTAGAGTTGCAGTAGTTATAGTTTTTCCGAAACCAGTGGCAATCTCTTGTAAGCATTGAGGATTTTCTAGAAATTTATTTACTACTTCTACTTGATCAGCTCTAAGAGTTATAGGTTGTCCTTCAAATCTATGTCCTTTTGGCCAGCATTTATCCCCCCAAAAATTTTCTTTAACTTTAGGAAAAACAAAGTTATGTATATTTCTATTATCTACTACTTCCTCCACCTCCACACCATTAGTCTCTAGTACTTCTAATATTTTAGGTAGTTGATGAATATATCCGGTACCACCTAGTCCAAATAAACTAATTGAGCCATCCCATCTTCCTAATTTATAAGCAGGACGATATCTTGCAGTAGGATCTGCATATTTAAATGTATTTGATAATTTACGACGAATTTCTACAGGTAGTCCTTCTAATTTAAGATTAACTTCGTCTTTTATTATAAGTTTACAAGATTTCATAATGATGATCAAATAATATAGGTTGTCGCTCAGTATATAAAATAACTAGATCTACTTGATCACACCATACCGCTCCTTTGTTGTTAAAAAAAGTATTAGTAAAACTAACTACACTTTTTGGATACCAATTTGCAGAAAAAAAGAATTTAGGTAATTTTGCATTATCAATTATGGCAGAGTCGCTAAATTGATCTAGAATTTTATTGAGTTTATTTTCAAAAATATACGCATTAAACGTTTTACCAGTATTGTTGTTAAATCTAAAATAAACATTACAATTTTTTTGATAATTTTTTAATGTTTGATGTATTTTTATTAAATTATCACTTGTCACAGATACATTATGTTGATCTAGAACAAATAATACTGGAAAACGTTTTAATTCTAATAAAGAGTTGATGATGTCGTTAAAATTGCGGTTATTATTCATCCATATTTTTGTTTTTTTCCTACTTGCAATACTAGTTGTTAAAGTGTTTATTGGAAAATTAATATCATATTGATATCCATATCTTATTCTTCTATCCATCATTAATAATTGATTATTTTTTGCTTCCTTTCCTAAGTCACGTATAAGGTGCGGCTCAATAAGTGGATCAGTTGGGGGGAAAAAATTATTTGCTGTTTGATTATTTTTAATAACAGAATCTATTTCCTTATAAAAATTAAGTAAATTTTCCGAAATTTCAAAGCCGAAAGGTTTTAAATATTTAATTACTTTGTATATATTAGTTTCAGTAAATAAAAAAGCAAATATTTTATTATTAATAACTTGGTATTCTATTTTTTCTTTTGAATGTAAACTATACAAAGCTTCTTTTATTTTTTTATTGTAACTAAATTCTACAAAAAAAAGTCTATTATTATTTTCTAAAGTATATATTTTTTTAATTTGTGATATAACTCTAAATTTTTGAGACCAGGTTGGTATTTCTAAGAATGATAAATTTTCTGAGTATATTAACTTCAATACTTCTGTGTTTTCTTTAAAGATTTTAACTAATAATTTACATTGGTTTTCAGTTAAAAATTTATTAGATTTTAATTGATTACAAAAACTATTCAAAATTCGTTTATCGTTTAATGAAAAACTTATTGAATTACTCTCCCAATTAGTATATTGGAGATTAAGTAAAATTTGATCAGTTGTTAACATTTTAATATTATACTTAAAAAAATTTAAATGTCAAGATCATTTAATAATCTTAATAAAGGTATGCCAGCCTCTATTTCTTCTATCAGGTACTCAGTATGACATACATTAATTAACCATTTTTCTCTGTCCCTTAATATTGGTTGATTAATTAAACTTATGTCTGTGTTAGATAATGGGTAGGCAAGACTATCTTTATCTGTAAAAACAGGTATACCAGCAATAATAGCTTGAATTCCAGGGTTACTAGATGGACTGAAAACACACCAAGCAGATTTAAAGGCTTCTAAAATATCAAAATCATCATGAGTTTTATTTATTTTTTTAGGTATATGAATATCTATACCTAAATTTGGTAAATTGTGACACCAAGAAAGATCTCTAGGATGAGGTCTAAACACTATAGGTCTGTCAGTATATTTTTTTATTTGATCAATCAAAGTTTTTAACCAGATTTCAGGATGAGGTCTGTGAGTCCATTGCTCACTTTTACTATGTTGTCCACAGATTAGTATATTATCTCCTAAAGTATTCCGATTTTTGAGAGAAATTCCTAATTTTTGAGGGCGGAAATAGTCAAGTTTTGTATGATTATTAAAAAAACCTAAATTATTGACATGATTTAGACCAATCCTCCAAGTTTTCTCCCTTATAAGAGCTCCAATCTCTATTATTATTAATTTTTTTTTATGTTTTTTTGCAAAATTCCAGATTTCTTGATTATTCTTCATTCGTCCATACCATAATACTGACCAAATAACTAAAATATCAGCGTCTTTATCATTTTTATAAACTAGATAACCTAATTTTTTCGCTCCAAATTCAAATGCTTGAAAAATAGGCATGCTATTAAGAGCTCCATATTGAGTAAAAAGTGAAATTTTCATAAGATATATATAATATAATATTTACTGTGATCATAATGCCAAAATATGTAGTTGTAACAACTTTTAATGCCAAAGGATACGATCAATATGCTCAAAAGTTTTTAAAAACATTCATTAATCATTGGCCTAAAGAAATCATCATTAATATATACACAGAAGAATGTGTAATTTACGAGGTAGCTCCTAATTTTAAGGTGTATGATCTTCATAAAGTAAGTTCCGACATAGTTAAATTTAAAGAAAAATGGAGGAATGACCCTAAAGCTAATGGAGATGTTAGAAATGACCCTATACGAAGTAGGAGAAAAGATGCAGGTAAAGGGTTTAAGTGGGATGCAATAAGATTTTGCCATAAAGTTTATAGTATTTTTCATTGTGCTGCAACTACAGATGCAGAAATTCTTATTTGGATGGATGCTGATATGATATGTCATAGTCCAATAAGTTTAGATACTATAAATTCCTTAATTCCTAAGCATAAAGATCTTTGTTATTTGGGAAGAGATGGCAAATATCCAGAATGTGGACTATATAGTCTTAATCTTTCTCATAATCTGGTTAAATTATTTTTAAAAGAATTTAAACGTATGTATGATGAGGCAGAAAATGGAATTTTTCAATTAGATGAGTGGCATGATAGCTTTGTTTTTGAAGAAGTAAGGAAAAAATTCCCCAATTTAGAATTATTAAACTGGAGTAAAGAATTAACGGACATTAAACCTAATAAATTTAATAGTCAAGGTGAAGGACACCCGTTAATTAATACCCAATGGGGTGCTTATTTAGATCATCTTAAGGGATCACGCAAAATCTCAGGAAAAAGCAATTTATTAGATCTTAAAGTCCAAAGAAAAGAACTTTATTGGACAAATAATGTATAATTTTTTAAGTATAGGCCGAGATAGATATGGTGTTGATGCTTTTACATTTGGCTTTGTCATCTTAGTTTAAGACAATTTAGTAATGAAGAAATGTTTTAAGGATTAGCCTGGGATTTAATAAACTAATTTATTCAGTTTGTTTGCATAAGGGCCTGGACCAAGATACCTACCATAATATTCAGGTTTAACAGAATTATGTCCTTTTAAGGGTACATATAGAAATAATCTTTTACTTTTTAGTCGTAAAGTTTCATATCCATTTTTTTCTAAAAATGAACAACATATGTCTATGTTATCATTTACTTCAAAAATAATCCAAGGTCTACATCCGTTTATTGTTTCTATCGCTCCTTGTAAAACCTCTAATTCCCAACCTTGTACATCAATTTTAATTAGATCAACGTTTTTTATATTTTCAATATCTAGTGTGGTAACCTTAACAGAATAACTACTTTTACTACCTGGTCTACTAAGTTTACCGTCACCGCAATTCTTTCCGCCTTGATGAAAATCAGCTTTTCCTTCAAAATTTGCGAGGGCAACTTTTCTTATATTAATTGTATCTGGAATATTTCGTTCTAAACACTCTAAATTTTGTAAGCTTGGCTCATATGCTATAATTTTATTAAAGTAATAGGATAATGATAAAGACCAAATACCTACATTAGCCCCTACATCTACGAATGTTCTTTTATTGGGTATCAAGTTTAAAATATATTGTCTATACGTTCCTTCATAACTGGGTGTATTTTTATCTAAATCTCTAATAAGTGCAGATGTAATTTTTTGTTCATTGTCTGGAACATACCAACCATTAGCTAATTGTTTCATCGGAAATTCTGATTATTACTGTACAAAACCTTATTCCATTTATATCTTTCATAAATGTCTCTTAAAGAAATTCCAAGCCTCTCCAGATTGTAATTCTTCGAAATTCCAATGACTCATTGCTATTTTTTCTAACCATCTATCTCTATTAGGCATTTCTGGATTTTCAATTTTACTTAAATCAAAATTTGCAATATCCGCGGCTTGGCTATTGCTAGAAATTTCATCTAATACAAAAACTGGAATACCTTCTATAGCACTAGCTACCCCTGGACTACTATTATATGTAATTGTTGCCCAAGCATTTCTCAAATCAAAAATTAAATTTTTTTCAGTGCTTTCTATTACATTTTTATAATTGTTAATAAATTTTGTTTTATAATCTCCAGGGTGCGATCTAACGATTATAATTCTAGAGCTATATGTTCTAATAATTTTAATTATTGAATCTATCCAAGATAAAACTTCAAGCCCTCGCATGCTCCATCCACCATTTCTTTGTAAGCAGATTAAAATATGATTACCAGTTTTTCGCCAAGGCTTAACAATTATTCCTATATCTTTTTTAATTTTTTCCCATCTATTAGGATTTACACTGTCATGAAAGTAGTAGCCTGTAGTTGGAAAAATTCCGTCAAAACTATATCTATGATAGTGATGAGGATTTAACCTATTTATATATAAAAATAAATTACTATCAGCTATAAGAACTTTTTTATTGTCTTGTTTTTGTTTTTGAATAACTTTTTTCCTTAAATCTAAGTGGGGAAGAAATTTTCCTTTCTCGTGTACGAAACCTTGAATAATAGCTAGGTCGCAGTCTAATAAGGTAGACTGATTATGTAATATGCCTATATCTCCTTCCTTATTAACGCCTTGAATAAAATATTCTAATATTAGAGGTTTTTCTAGATTTCTATTAGCAGCTGGTATTCCTGCCAAATAAGACACAACTTTTTTAGACATGATAACGTTTTACTACTTTGAGTGCAAAACCAGAGTATATTTCTTCTTTGGTAAATTGACTATAACTTAACATAGATAACCAAGGAGCAAGATTAGGTTTAGCTAGTTCATTTATTTTTTCTATTTTATTTACTGTAACCAGATTAGAAATATGATTAGCTAAAGTTATGGCAGGAACTCCTGCCCAAATTGCTTCGATAGCAGCATTACTGTTTATGTTAATGATACAATAATAATCATCACCCATTAATTTAAAGAACAAAGGTTTTCTTTTCTTTTTGTCAATTTTAGGCCTAAAATAAACTTGCTTATCACTATATTTTCTTATTTCTTTAACAACGTCATATTTCCACTTTTTAATATCTACATTAAACATTTTAGCTTGAAATGGACCTGGTTCTATAATTAATATTATGTGCCCTCCAGTACGCCAAGGTCTAGGAAACATTTTAAAACTATCTAGTCTTGTAGAAGGAGCTTCGAAGAATTTACTGTAATGCAGATCGTTTATTACAATGCGGTGCCATTTTTTATTGGTTTCAATGAAGTTGGTATAACCACTATCTAAAAAATAAAAAGGTAAATTTCCGCTTAACTTATCTAAAATAATGTTATCTGATGGATTGGTATTTCGTATTAAGCAAGGTTCTGATAAATTGTTATACTCCTGTCTACGAATAAATTCTGCTTTTTTATCGATTTTCAATCCTAATGTTTTAACAAAATTTCTTTTTTTATGATATCTATAAATGTCATATACTCGTTGTTTTCCAATTTTATCTATTACACTATGTAAATTTTTTTTAAGAAAAGTTCGGTATGCATATTTTCTTTTGTCTATAATTTCTCTAATAGTGTTCAACCAATTTACAAGGTCAGCTTCGGCATAATTAAAACATTTTTTTTTAATTTTTTTGTATTCGGATTCTGCATAAAAATTATGCTCGCATCTTATTTTATGTGCGGTATCTTTCATTTCAATTCGATAGCTATTCAACAATGTAAAATCTATTTTTGGAAACTCATAGGATTTCATATTTGTAGTATAGTAATCATATAAAAAGTCTAAAAGTTCACGGTCATTTAATATAAGTTTCATTTAAGATTTTCCATGCATATCCATTTTTCATCTCATCTATAGTAAATTGATTATTAGCTAAATTACAGCATTGCTTATATATTAATTCCGGGTCCGGATAAAAAGGATTATTTATTTTTGAAATATCTTGTAATCCTAAAGGACCGGCACTACAAGGTACAGAATAAAAAGCAGGAATACCATAATTAATTGATTCAATAGCTGCAATACTGTTAAAAACAACAGTAGCAAATACATCTCTGTCTAGAGCATTATATATTGAATCAATAAGCGTCCGATTTGATCTGCTTAATTTTTTCCTTATAACAATAGGTCGATTAGTATAAGTTTTTATTGACATCAATGTTTGGTCTAGCCAATAAGATAATTCTTCTCCATAAAATTTACAAGATTTGTTATTAGGAACTATGAGTAAAATATTTTTACCTTCTTTTTTCCAACCTGGAAATAACAATCTTTTATCGTTACTTACTAGATCTAGCCAGCGTTTTTCGGGAGCAGGTCGAATGGAAATATGTTGTAGTTCATTCTTAACCACTCTATGGTAAATTTTTTTACCAACAGGATTTTCCTTATTAACAAAATTTCCAAAATATCCTGTATCCATATAATAAAAATCTCTATTCTGAGATTTACACTTAATAATAGCTTTTCTGCTGGCTACTCCCCTAACTAGTAATGGTTTTGTTAAATCATTTAAGTCTGAAGTTAGAGCATTTTTTGATCCCTCTATTAGTAATTTTTCTATATCTGATGTCATTTGAGCTTAGGTTGCTCGCAATAATTAGTTAATATTTTTTCTGCGTGCCATTCGTGAGCCATAGGAGATCCAGTAAATTCATAAAAGCCAGGTAATCCTAATGTAAAATGCAATAATTTAGCTGCATCGTTACAACCAAATTCATCGGGTAACCAATTCCATTCAATAGGCAACTCTCCTATTTCTTCTTCATTTAACCAAGTAAATCTATGTAGTTGTGCTCCTGTAGATGCTTCTATAAATGCAGGAGTTAAAATTTTATTTTTTGGATGTGCGCAGTTCCAAATAATGACACTAGACCAATTTTTACAAGGATAGTCTTCATTTTTGGCACCTAAATATTTTATTGGTAGTTTAGTTTTGTAATTATGTTTTACTACTTGTACAGCCAGATTAGGTTGTTTTAAATTCCATAATTGTGTAATATCATCTCGTAAAATCATATCACCATCTATAAAAATGGCCCAGCCTTCAAAATTCATAAGATATGGAACTAAAAATCTGCTATAAATGAAATGATTACTACCATCAGTATGTACTTCTTTATAATCCTTGAGAAGATTTAAAGCAAGAGGGCTAATTGATAATGGATTAGAAGATTGCCGTATAATACTATTAGAACAGACGTGATAAGCCACTATTTCTCGTTTATCGTAGCCAATAAAAACTTTAATCATTTTCGTTCTATATCCTCTTCTTCACATTTTTCACCTAATTGGACTTCTAAAATATGACAAGGTTTATCTGTTGTGTTTTGACCTTGATGCCATACTCCTTGTCCTATAAAGTATGTTTCGTTCTGATTTTTGGTTATTATATTTAGATTATTTTGATATTCAGTTTTTATTGTACATTGACCCTGCAACACATACCAATGTTCTGCTCTATGTTTATGTCTCTGCATACTAAGCTGACTAAATGGATTTATTATTAATTTTTTAATCTTGTATCTGTCTTGTTGTTCTAAAATATACCAATCACCCCAGGGACGTTTTACGGTTGTGTGCTTCCATTTTTCCAAGATGTCTCTACTTGAATTTTGTTTTTCTTCACCTCCTACTCCAAAAACAAATTCTACATCGTCAAATATCATTTCGGGTATATTATTTCTTGTTCGGTCTCCACCATTAGCAAAAATTAAGTGATGTTTTTGAGGATACAATTGTTTGACTATAGCAATAGCCTGTATAGCACTATTATCTTCATCTTCAAAAGTTATAACCTTATC